GCAAGGCACGATGCACAGGGTAAACCCACCACTAAGCTGTCTGCTAAATATTGGTCACATAAAGTTAAATGGTAGTAGGAGATACCAATGGGAATACTTACTAAAGCTGTAAAGAAAGCCGCTAAAGCTAGTGAGAAAGCTACTAGAAAGGGCGCTAAAAAAGCTGCAAAGAAAAAGGCACCAGAAAAAAAGGGCAAAAAAGTAGAGTTGGAAGGCGCACGTGCGAATGCGGAAACGCGGGGAAGTGAACGTGCTGCAAGAGAAGTTGAAGCAGGTAGGGCTGGTGAAGTTACTAAGGGTAAAGAGGTAGGCTTTCTTCAAGCGGAGCGCACACCAGCTTCTCGTGCCGCAGCTAAAGTAAAAACAGAGTTATCTAAAAAGAAACGTGAAGGTACAGCTACAAAAGCAGAACTTGAGGAGTTAGCGGCTATCCGTAAAAAAGATAGGATGGATAAGTTACGTGCTGACATTAAAGCATCTCAAACTGCTAAATCACCAGCGGCAAGAAAGGCTAGAGAAGCTAAAGCCCGTACAGATTACGTGGACCCAGAGTCTGGTGAGATTATAGGCAATCCTACTAAAGCACAGATTGAGGCGGCGTTGCGTAATGCCCGTGCGAGAAATATGACATCTCGTGAACGTGAATATCGCGCCTTTCTTGAAAAAGAATATGGACAAGATTTTAATAAAGGCGGCTCTGTAGTTAAATCTTCAAAAGGCGCACATGATTACCGTATGAACAAAGGCGGCTTGCTGCTGTCATCTGTAGATAATAGAAAGAAAAAATAATGAGACCTTCAGAAGCAATGCGGATTATGGAAAATCCAGAGGACTACACGGTACAAGAACGTAAGGACGCTAAACGTGTGCTTAAAGAGTACGGACCTAAGACTGCTAAAGATAAGACAACTGGCGTAAATAAAATGGCTAAAGGTGGGAATGCAAAGAAAAAAGATGTTCCTGTTCTTATGGTTAGCATTGGTATGGGAAAAGCTAAGATGCATGGAAGTGGTAAGGCTAATGGCAAGGAACATAAGTATGCTGCTGGCGGTAGTGTTACTGACAAGTTGCCAAACACAGGCTTGCGTAAATTGGCCTCCACACCTAAAGGAAAACAAGCTGTACGTAACATGGGATTTGACGTATAACGGTGCATCCTGTAGAAAAAGACATACGTAACTGGTCTAAAAACTTTCTTGAAATACCTAACGATAAGTTAAATGGACTACCACCTTGCCCCTATGCTAAACAGGCATGGGCTGATGACAAGGTTACTTTCAGCATTAATACTGGCATAGATGGACTAATACAGTCTGTGCGTGACTTTGATAAGCATGACTATGACATAGTTGTGTGGGCCAGTGAATACCTACCTGACATGGAATATTTAGACGGTTTCTGTGACGGTGTTAACGAAGCAATGTCAGTGTCAGGTACTGACTTACACTTAATGGTGTTTCATCCAGACTATGACGCAGAAGAAGCAGGTCTGGATTTTCTTATTGAAGATGGGGTAGTTGATGACTCCCTGACATACTGCATGGTATTTGTGCAGAGATTATCGGTGCTGGATGATGCAGCATTGAGTTTAGAAAAGAGTGGCTACTACTTGAAGTTTCCTGTAGAAGTGTTTCACTCATTAGTTCTTGATAGACGGAGATTGCGAAATGAAGGGCAAGACAAAAGTAGCAGCGAAGAAAATGATGCGTGGAGGAGTTGCCAAGAAGCGAATGCGCGGCGGTGGCATGGCTAAGATGGCGGCTAAGAAAAAGATGATGATGCGCGGCGGTATGGCGAAAAAGAAGAAGTAAATGGCAAAGCAATATGCCAACAGCTTCATGAAGAAGAAGCGTATTCGCCGTCCGGGTGTTCACAAAAAGAATGTGAATAAGCGGAATAAAACTAAAACTTATTTTGGATAAACGATGAGCATTACAAGCTACCCAGATTATACACGCCTGACTAGCACTGGCGGTGGTAACATTGTTAAGTTTGATAACTCTACATTGGATGCCTTTGGCAGACTGCGGGTAAGTTCTCCATTTACGCTGTTTGACAGTCAGAATAGATTTGAAGCAGATACCCAGTTTGATACGGGTCTGACAGGCAGTGCAACTTTTAGCCACCTCCCGAACGAAAGTAGCTGTGCGCTTTCTGTGACTACAGCATCCGGTGATGAAGTCATACGTGAAACAAAACGTGTGTTTCCTTACCAGCCGGGTAAGTCTCTGCTGACACTATGCACTTTTGTGATGGCTCCAACGCAAACTAACTTGCGCCAGCGTGTTGGATACTTCGGTGTTAATGATGGTGTATTCTTTGAGTTGAGCGGTACAGACAAACGGTTTGTGCTGCGTACATCAACAAGTGGTAGTTCCAGTGACGCACGATACGTTACACAGGCTGATTGGAATGTAGATAAGTTGGACGGCACTGGAGCAAGTGGAATAACCTTAGACATAACCAAGTCACAAATTTTTATTGCAGATTACGAGTGGCTAGGTGTTGGACGAGTCAGAGTTGGTTTTGTAATTGATGGTGAAATCGTAGTTGCTCACGAGTTTTACAACGCTAATAATTTAGATGTTGTCTACATGAAGACTGCCATCTTGCCAATCCGATACGAGATTACAGCTACTGGTACTCTTTCTACTGCCGCTACTATGAAGCAAATTTGTAGCACTGTTATCAGTGAAGGGGGCTACCAGCAAGACGTAAATGAACTTACGGCACAGCGTGTATCACCCCTTACCACAATTGGACTAACGCCTAAACCCCTTGTGTCTGTGCGTTTAAATTCAGGCTCTCTGGATGCGGTCATACTTCCACAAATTATCAAGGTATTGCCGACTACTGGACAGGACTATATCATCCGGCTTGTTCGCAATGGTACATTAACGGGTGCTTCGTGGAATACCAGCACATTTACCAACGTGGACTATGACGTTACTGCCACCGCTATTACGGGTGGTACAGTATTGCAAGTTGATTACATCACCAACACGGTACAGGCTGGTAGCGGTATTGACAATCCAACAGGCTATAAGTGGTCCCTTCAACTAGGTAGAACACTTGCTGGTGTAAGTGACATTGTGACCATTACAATACAGACAGCGGTAAGTGCTACACCTTCAGGGGATGCAATAGGCGCACTTGTATTTTACGATTTGACCAACGGAGCATAACATGGAAACAAAGAACCGCACCGTTGGATTAGAACTGACAACAGGCAATCAAGACATCTACACTGTACCATCAAACTATGAAGCAGAAGTAGACAGTATCTTTATTAGCAATGCCAGTGCTTCAAAAGTTACATTTAGCCTAGACTGGTATGACAGCCAAACTACCACATACTATACTATTGCAGAAACTGTAGACATTGAAGCTAATTCAATGGTTCATATTAACAATGACCCATTCTGGCTTTTTAAGAATGATAAACTGCGTGGCCTTGCGAGTGCCAATAGCGCAGTAACTGTCATTGTTAAACTTCGTGAATCATACATGCCCCAGAGGAGTTAAGGAGAGATGCCACTTACACCTAAAGGAAAGAAGATTAAATCTGCTATGACCAAGCAATATGGGGAGAAGAAAGGTGAGCGAGTTTTCTACGGAGCAGCACAAAGCGGCAAGATTAGCGGCGTGGAGAAGAAACAAAAAGAATACAAGAAAGGTGGCAGCGTTGGAAAAACTAGCAAACAGACGAAGCCTAAAACGAAGAGCAAGAGTAGAGTTAATGAAGCTGGCAACTACACTAAGCCCACAATGAGAAAAAGATTATTTGAAAAGATTAAAGCTGGCAGCAAAGGTGGTAAACCGGGTCAGTGGTCAGCACGTAAGGCACAGATGCTTGCACGTGAATATAAGGCAGCAGGAGGCGGCTATAAGTAATGGAAAAGCAAATTGTTGGCGCTTTGATGGCACTGCTTATGGCTCTTGCTGCGTGGAATATGAAAACAGTAAATGACCTGCAGCTTGAGATGCGGGAAGTTATGGTAGGACATGCCACTGCAAAAGATATAGAAGAGTTACGGCAGGATGTTTTACGGTTACAATGGGTCTTACATGACAGGGCTGTAGATAAATGAGATGGAACATGTATTCCTGCTATTTGTATTTGTAGGCATTGGTGAAGAAAAAAGATTAGAGAGCAGAGATTTATATTTTAAGGATTTAAAAGAATGCGTCTGGTACGCACAAACATTACATAAACAAGGGAGTGAGATTACAGCATATTGTCTTCCCAAATACGTTAACCCCGGCAACGTAAGGATATACTAAATGGACCCCATTAGTGCGATGGCAACCGCTTCGGCGGCTTTTAATACTATAAAAAAAGGTTTTGCTGTAGGCCGTGACATAGAACAGATGGCGTCTGATTTAGGTCGCTGGATGGGCGCACTGTCTGACCTAGAACAAGCAGAAAAAGAAGCAAAGAACCCACCCATCTTTAAAAAGTTGTTCGCTGGTACATCGGTTGAACAAGAGGCTATGGAAGCCTTTGCTGCTAAATCAAAAGCAGAAAAGCAGAGAGAAGAATTAAAGACGTGGATACAATATACAATGGGTCAGTCCAAATGGGATGAACTCATTCGTATGGAAGCTGATATCCGTAAACAACGGCAGCAGACTTTATACCGCCAACGAGAACGTAGGCAGAAGTTTATAGAGATTGTAGCAATAATACTAGCAGGTTTGATTGCTACAGGATTATTAGGTGGTCTTGTGTATTGGGGTATGGCACGTAGAGGAATAATTTAATGGCACTTAAAAGCCCACAAAAAAGTTTAAAAGCATGGACAAAACAAAAGTGGCGCACTAAATCAGGACAGCCTTCTGCAAAGACTGGAGAAAGGTATTTACCTGAAAAAGCAATAAAGTCCTTGACAAGTGCTGAATATGCTGCTACAACTAAAGCTAAAAGAGAAGGTACGGCAAAAGGGCAGCAGTTTGTACGCCAGCCTAAATCTATTGCAAAGAAGACTGCCAAATTTAGAAGAGGCATGTAATGTTAAACTTATTGATTGGACCAGTCACTGAACTGGCAGGAACTTGGTTAAATGGAAAAGTTGAAAAAACTAAAGCAGAAGCTGCAACCAAAGTGGCAAAAGCTAAAGCAGAAGCTGTCATCATGGAAAAGAAAGCTACTGGAGAAATTGACTGGGATTTGGAAATGGCTAAAGGGTCTAGCAATTCGTGGAAAGACGAGTGGCTTACGATACTGTTCAGCATTCCTCTCATTCTTGCGTTCATTCCGGGTATGGAAGAAGTAGTTGCAAACGGATTCGCACAACTGCAAGCAATGCCTGAATGGTATCAGTATTCCTTGGGAGTTATCGTTGCGGCTTCTTTTGGGGTACGTAGTGCTACAAAATTCTTTGGTAAAAGGTAAAAACAATGGCAGATAAATATTTAGAAGCAGGAGCAATGGCTGCTACCGCTGCAGGTGCTGGCGGTGCAGCTTACTTAGCTGGTGGAGATGAAAGAAAACAAAAGAAGGCAAAGAAAGCTAGACAAGCTAGACGTACTAAAGAAAGACAAGCAAGACAAGCTAAAACAGCTTCTATGCGCAACCAAGCTAACGCTGTGGCGGCACAGGAAAAACTAGATAGATTGCAAAACATTAAACCGTCAGATTTAAGTGACAGAGATAAAAAAGTACGCAAGGCACTAATACAAGAACAAAAAAGTATTATTAAAGGTGCAACAAAAAGCACAGCAAAAGAAATCGCAAAGAAGGTAGGGCTTCGTTCTATTCCCGTAGTTGGTGCTTTTCTAGCGGCTTTTGAATCTACTCCTGCTTATAGGCGTGGCGGCATGGCTAAGAAGAAAAAATAATGTATCCTATGTGGCAAGCACACAATCGCACAACAGAAAAACAGGCGAGGAAAAATCGTGACAATAGTAATGGAAAGAGTTCTAGCGTGGAAGATACTGCCCCGCTTGATGATGATTATGATGTCAATATCCGCTTGGCGGGTAGTGGAGTGGTTTATGACGCTGCCAGACCCAACAACACAGCAGTCAGCCCTAGTAAGTGTAGTCACGGGGGCTATGACAGGTGCATTTGCGGTCTGGATGGGGCATGAAAAATGAAATACAGTAGAGCCAATTTTATTGATAAACTGATAGTGCATGAAGGATTGGTTCTAACTGTGTACCAAGATAGCCTTGGTATTGATACTATTGGAATTGGTAGGAACCTAGAAGACCGTGGCATTAGTAAAGAAGAGTTAGACTACATGGACATACCAAGTATGGGTGTAGTTTATGAACATGGTATTACAGAAGCTGATGCACGGTATCTTGCAGAGAATGACGTACAGATTGTCGAAGAGGAACTTGTAAGAGCGCACCCTTGCGTAGACAAGCTAGACTCTGTGCGTCAACTTGTACTTATGGACATGGCCTTTAACATGGGTGTGCCACGTCTACTGAAGTTTAAAAATATGTGGAACGCTATCCATAATGAAGATTTTCCTAATGCTGCAAAAGAAATGCTTGACAGCAGGTGGGCAAATCAGGTAAAATCACGTGCAGTGAAGTTAGCTAATGCAATGCACAATGGAGCATTTTAATGTGGCCCTACACAGAGGATGAGAATAAATGGCTAGGCAACTAACAGAGAAGCAGCAGAAATTTCTTGCTGTACTATTTGATGAAGCTGGCGGTGATATGGTTACTGCCAAGAAAATGGCAGGGTATGCTGACACTTCTAGCACTGGCGAAATTGTTAAAGGTCTTAAAGAAGAAATACTTGAGGCGACTCAAATGTATATGGCACGTAATGCGCCGAAGGCTGCGATAGCTATGACAGGCGCGCTATATAATCCAACCGAACTTGGCATTCGTGACAAGATGTCTGCAGCCAAAGAATTGCTTGACCGTGTAGGTCTGGTAAAAACAGAAAAGATGCAGGTAGAAGCATCAGGTGGTGTCATGCTTATGCCACCTAAAGCAGTTGTAGAAGAGGATGAAGATTAATGGCTGTTTCAAAAATTTTAAAGGCCGCTTCAAAAGCGACAAAAAAATTACCAAAGAACCCATCAACTATTAGAGAGTCTGCTGAAAAAGCGCGGCATCATCATGCTGCATCTGTAAAAGCACTTACGCGGCAACAAGAAGTTATTAGAAGTGAGGCAAAGCAAGCGGGTATGCGTGTAAATGCATACAAAGAAAAGTTCCCAAATAAAGCTTCAGTTAAAAAACTTAAAGAACTTCAGAAGCAAAATGAAACCATCCGAAACAAACAATTTAAAAAAGGCGGTATGGTAAGAAAAAAATGAGCCGCAGTATAGGTAAATGGAAACTTCCACAGCCAACCGACATTAAAGAAGAAAACGAATGGGTGCAGATACCTCGCATTGCAAGGACTGTACCATTTGGCTATAAACAAAATGAAGAAGACCCCGACATTCTTGACCCAATAAAAATTGAATTAGATTTGCTTGAGAAAGCTAGGCAACACGTAAATCAGTATTCTTATCGTGAAGTAGCAAATTGGCTTAGTGCAAATACAAATAGATATATATCTCACGTGGGATTAAGGAAACGGTTAGCAAATGAGCGACAGCGTAAGGACCAAGCTAGAAGCCTCCGCAAGTGGGCAGAATATGCGCAAACGGCAATCGCCAAAGCGGAAGAAATCCAAAACCAAAGAACAGGCGCAAAAGCCAGCGGTTGAGATACAGGAAACTGCAGTACCCGAATACGAAACTAGTAGCATAGAAGAACACGCTAACGTACTGTTTAAACCTAATCCGGGTCCACAGACAGAGTTTCTTGCGGCAAGTGAACGTGAGGTATTGTATGGCGGTTCCGCAGGTGGCGGCAAGTCCTATGCTATGCTTGCTGACCCACTACGTTACATGGGTCATCCTGCCTTTAGTGGTTTGTTACTAAGACATACAACAGAGGAACTGCGAGAACTTATTTTTAAATCGCAGGAATTGTACCCAAAAATCTGGCCCGGTATTAAATGGTCAGAAAGAAAGATGCAGTGGACTGCGCCATCTGGCGCAAGATTGTGGATGTCATATCTGGATAGAGATGATGATGTCTTGCGTTATCAGGGTCTAGCATTTAGCTGGATAGGCTTTGACGAACTGACACAATGGGCCACACCATATGCATGGAACTACATGCGAAGTCGTCTACGGTCCACTGCACCAGACTTGCCAATTTTTATGAGAGCAACAACAAACCCCGGAGGTCGTGGGCATCACTGGGTGAAGAAGATGTTTATTGACCCAGCACCTTACAATAGGTCTTTTGATGCGACAGATGTGGAAACAGGAGAGGTGCTACGATACCCAGCAGGACATCAGAAAGCTGGAAGACCTCTTTTTAAGCGAAGGTTTATACCCGCACGACTTTCTGATAATCCATACCTTGCGGAAGCAGGTGACTATGAAGCAATGCTTCTCTCCTTGCCAGAGCAACAAAGAAGGCAGCTTCTTGAAGGCGATTGGGATATTAAAGAAGGTGCCGCATTTACTGAGTTTGACCGTAATATTCATGTTGTTGAGCCTTTCACTATTCCTAATAATTGGGTTAAGTTTAGGGCTTGCGATTACGGTTACGGTAGTCACTCTGGTGTTGTTTGGTTTGCTGTTGCGCCTGATGAACAATTGGTTGTATATAGAGAATTATACTGCAGTAAAGTACTCGCCACAGACTTGGCAGATATGATATTAGAAGCTGAAGCAGGAGATGGCAATATTAAGTATGGTGTTCTTGATAGTTCTCTTTGGCATAAGCGTGGCGATACTGGTCCTAGCCTTGCTGAACAAATGATTAGTCGTGGATGCCGTTGGCGTCCATCAGACAGAAGTAAAGGCAGTCGTGTCGCTGGTAAAAACGAAATACACAGACGCTTACAGGTAGATGAATTTACGGAGGAACCTAGACTTGTTTTCTTTAACAATTGCACCAATATTATATCCCAACTCCCGGCGTTACCAATCGACAAGAAAAACCCGGAAGACATTGATACAACTGCTGAAGACCACTTGTATGATGCGTTAAGATATGGTATAATGTCAAGACCAAGATTTAGTATATTTGATTACGACCCTATGGGCAGACCCGGTGGTGGTATGCGAGTAGCTGATTCCACATTTGGATATTAAGGAAAAGTAATATGGCTGAAGAAGAAATTATGATGGAAGACGATGCTATTGCATTAGAAGACACAGAAGATTCTGTAGTTGAAGATGCTGATGTATCAGGTATCGTACCTTTTATTACTGAAAAATATCAAAGAGCCGAAGACTATAGATATCAAGATGAAGAAAGATGGTTAAAAGCCTACCGTAATTATCGTGGGTTATATGGTCCAGATGTACAATTCACTGAAGCTGAAAAGTCTCGTGTTTTTATTAAGGTTACTAAGACCAAAACACTTGCAGCATATGGTCAAATTGTAGATGTACTGTTTGCCAACAATAGATTTCCCCTTTCGATTGACCCTACAGAATTGCCAGAAGGAGTTGAAGATAGCGTACACTTTGACCCACAATTACCTGATGAAGTAAGGCAAGAGTTGGAAAGTCCATATGGTTACGCTGGAGACGGTCAAGAGTTGCCAGCAGGGGCTACATCAAAAACTCTTATGGATAGACTTGGCGCATTAAAAAACAAACTATCTCCTGTTGAAGATAAACTGCAATCTGGTCCGGGTACAACGCAAACAGCAATCACATTTAGTCCAGCAGTTGTTGCGGCTAAAAAAATGCAGAAGAAAATACAAGACCAACTAGAAGAGTCCAGTGCAAATAAATACCTTCGTAGCACAGCATTTGAAATGGCGCTATTTGGCACAGGCGTAATGAAGGGTCCATTTGCAGTAGATAAAGAGTATCCTAATTGGGATGAGAATGGCGAGTATGACCCAGTGATGAAAACTGTGCCACAAGTATCTCATGTATCCGTGTGGAATTTTTATCCAGACCCAGATGCAAATAATATGGATGAGGCACAATTTGTTATTGAGCGTCATAAAATGTCGCGTACTCAATTACGTGCGCTGAAGAAACGCCCATACTTCCGTAGCAGTGTTATTGACGAAGCTATTCGTATGGGAGAAAATTACGACAAGAAGTATTGGGAAGACGACCTTGAGGATTACGCTCCAGAACATGGCATTGACCGCTTTGAGGTTTTGGAGTATTGGGGTATGGTTGATACTGAAATGCTTCAAGAGCAAAATGTAGAGATTCCAAGTGAGTTTGATGACTTTGATGAACTACAAGCAAACGTGTGGATTTGTAATGGTAAACTTCTTCGCATGGTACTTAATCCGTTTAAGCCAGCTAAGATACCATATCATGCTGCACCATATGAATTAAATCCATATTCATTTTTTGGTATTGGCATTGCAGAAAACATGGACGATACGCAAACATTGATGAATGGTTTTATGCGTATGGCAGTAGATAATGCGGTACTGTCAGGTAACTTGCTTATTGAAGTAGATGAAACCAATCTTGTACCGGGTCAAGACCTATCATTATATCCGGGTAAGGTATTCCGTAGACAAGGCGGCGCACCGGGTCAAGCTATTTTTGGTACAAAATATCCAAATGTTTCACAAGAGAACATGATGATGTTTGACAAGGCTCGTGTACTTGCCGATGAAAGCACAGGCTTTCCATCATTTGCGCACGGGCAAACAGGAGTTTCTGGTGTAGGTCGTACTGCTAGTGGTATATCTATGCTTATGGGAGCAGCCCAAGGTTCTATTAAGACTGTTATTAAAAATGTAGATGATTATTTGCTACGTCCTCTTGGTGAAGGATTGTTTCGTTTTA